GTGGAGCTGGCTCATATCGAGTTCCAGGCATGCGCCGCCCTCCGTGTCCGGTGGTGGCAAATTGGTTGGGGGTGAGCTATAGATGATGACCGGCATAGGGCCGAACGGGGTGAATGTTCATGGCAGCTGAAACACAGAACTTTTCTGCTTGGATGAGGGCGGCCGACATTCAGGCTTCCATATCTAGATGCAGGGAAATATTTAATAGCGGTGTATTCAACGACGGCAACAAAGCCGGCGTCCTTTTTGAATCGGCAGTGACCCATCTTTTGATTCATTTAAATGATTTGCTTCAAAAAGCAAATATAGACAAAAGGCGTATCTCGTTTGTTGAAGATGTTGAAGTTACTGACTCAGTTACAGATGTGACGGATTTAGTTAGGGCATGTCGTAACGCGGCATGCCATGTCACTAGCGGCGAACATAAAATTGACGCAGGGAAATTTACATTTTGCGTAGCCGCTGGTGTAGGTCCTAAACATTTTGTCATAAACGGTAAAGAAATGGGGTGCGAATATGCAGATGATATAGCCATATACTATGGTGTAAATCGTTTGTACATAAGAAGGCATTTGCTTAGGAGTTTTGAGGCTGTTTTAGTTATGTATGATAATCCCGAGTCGCGTTGGTAAAAATTCTCGCTGCCCTAGGCGGTAACGATATGTTCAGAGTGTGTTTCTTACTCTCAGTGGGTAGTCGATGTTGAATTCACGAATCAGCCGATTGATCATCGTGTTACTCAGTCCGAGCTCAACGACGGCTGCCTTCCGCGATATACCGCCGTCGCGGGCCGCTTTGATCCGGACCACGTTCAACGCATCAGCTACCGGATCGTGTCGATACGGAATGAGGTTGGAAGCCGGGCTGAACGCTTTGTATTCGAAGCCATGCACACGGGCCATTTTCCGAAGCCTGTAGATGCTCAGGCCGGTTTCGCGCATGACATCGGTGATCGTCATCGTCTCGGCAAGCTTGCGGACGACTTCCACCTGCTCGGCGCGGGCGTGGCACCTGTCTTCAATCGCGTCTTTCGGCGCCGCTGCGCGGAGAGCTTCCTTGGTTCGGTGCTTAGGTGCAGGCGGGCGAACGGGCGCAGGAGTCATCCGCCCGTACTGCTTTGGCTTGGGCTTCGACGGAAAGCCTTTTTTTGTTTCGATCACGCCGCCGCGCTTGAGGAATGCAGCCACCTCAGCTTCGAGGACGGCGGACCGCTCTTTGTTGCGCTGAATCGTGCTCAGCTCTGGACTGATCATCAGCTGGCACCGTACAGCGCGAACAGCGCCAGGCCGGTAGCGATGGCAGCAGTCCAGCGCAGCGTGTGAGTGGCGAACGACCGCTGACGTACAGGCTGGGCTTCCAGTTGCTCAGCGATTTTGCACGCCGCGCAGTGGCCTCGATGCACGCCACGTACATTGCCGGTCGAACGCTCGACGATGCCGAACTCGTTATTGCCGTTCGGCACGACCGTGAAGCGCGGCAGAGCTGCCGGGTTCTTGCGGCCGACCTTGTCGTAAAACTCGGCCGTTGAAAGGTTGCAGCGCTGGCGCAGGCCTTCGAGGATTGCACGACGCTGGCTGATTGTCTGATGCATATGAGGCTCCTTGACCGCATTGGCCAGATGCCAGGCGCGGGTGACCAAACCCTGCCGTGAGACTGGCCTGGCACCTGCCGATGCGGTCGTTTGATTTGGGGGGGGGTGATGCAGGGGGCCGATTTAACGGTTTGAACTCTTCCGCATCGGGGGTAGCAATCCAGGCCATACCGGTGATCGCCTTTCGGCTTACGGAATCGAACCGCCTAGCGGGATTGCTACCTCCGATGCAGCCTGGCGCTATGACAGGGTTCGGGCAGTTTTCGTCAGGCTGACGCTGGTGCTGTTTTTCAGATAATCGCTGTCAGGGTCTTGGAGCCATCTGGTGCAGTGCTGGTGATCGACATCGCCACCATCTGATGGTGGCCCTGTTGAATTGCTTGAGCGCACCGCTTGTAGCGAGGGTCAAATACGTCATCGCCATCTGGCAGATGAGTTGTACAGGTCAGCGTGGAGCAGTCCTCGCCATTGGGACCCTCGCCGTCGTGGGCAATGCTGAAGCTCGCGACCATCGCAATACCGTTCTGCCTGGCAATGTCGACGATCTGCTTAATCAGAGGGCTGATCTGATCGTCGTAAACCTGTTCTTTGTTCATGTTTGCTCCTGATGGTTGGATTGATGCTCAGCAGATCGCTGCCACTGGCCTCAGCTTGTCCGAGCCCTTACGGCTAATCTTCTGTTCATACCCGCCCCGGCGTGACTCGGGGGCTCTGCGCTCGCGCCTCATCGATTCGTCGCCCAGCACCGCGTGCAGAACGATCACCGACATGAACAACAGGCAGAGCGGGGAAATGATCTGTCGGCGCATGGCCTCGGCGATCATCGCTGTTTGGCGATTCACGCCGAGCTTGAACATTGCGACCGACAGCCGCTTAACGACCGTGCCCGGCGCGATGCCAAACGTGCGGGCGATTTCCTTGGCTGTGCAGCCCTGGGCGGCTGACAACAAAAACTGCAACTCTCGCGGCGCAAGACCACGGCCGAGGTGGCCTCTCCATGCCCCACATACGATGGTGGTATCCATTACGTTTTACTCGGTGGTTGTCATCCCAAAGCACCCGGCAAGCCAGGTGCTTCAGTGATGCTGTCCAACAGGTGATTCCGTTCTCTGTAAAGAGCTTCGTCCAGTCGGTCCCGTTATCCGGGGCTGGGAGATCACTTCGCTGATCCCGTGCTATCTGGCGGCTTCACCAGTCTTGTGGTCGATCTGAGAGGGCCTGCTGAGGCGCCTGCTCGTTTCGATAGACACAGTTAACCATCGGTATATTTATAGGTCAATACCGATGGTTAATTTATTTTTGCTGGGTGTGCGTTATGATTTTGTCGTTACTGGATGTATATACAGTTTATTGTGGAGGGGAGATGGGAAGCGTTAAACCAGCAAGGCGTATTGAGATGTCCGGGGTAGAGCGTTTGGGCCTACGTGTTTCGGAAATGATCAACCATCCAGTCGCTCAAATTCAGCGATGGGTGACGATTCATCGCCTGGATACGGACGGAGACAGGGAGTGGGAAGAGGTGATGGGCGTACTGTCCGCTACGGACGAGCTCGATTTGACTTTCGAGGATGATGGAGCGGTCACCGTGAGGTGGGAGGCCACACCCATAGATGATCGACCTGGCGAGATGATTGATGAGAGGGAAGAGCAGGCTGCACCTTTCTGATGCTCAATAAAAAGCCCGCGCTGGTGGCGGGCTCAGTCACTGGTGGCGCTAAACGCTCTTGGCAAATTGGAAGTGCAATTCACCGTTTGCGCCGTTTTTCATGCTGTAGCGATTCCTGAACTCTTTCGCATCTTCTTTTTCTACGAAAAATCCAGTAACGACGGTCATACCGTCATCTGGCAACACCACGCCCGGCATGTCGGCGATCCTGTTTCTGACAGCATCCATTTCGCTATTGCTGCCGCAGTCATAACGTACTGTCCATCCACCTGTCGCATCCATCGGCGCAGGCGATCCAGAACTGGAGGCCTCTAGTGGCTCGACGTCAGATCCGCAGTGCTTGCATTTGACTGCCGCCTTTTTGATCGTCTCAGCGCAAAAAGGACAGTTGCGATATTGATCGTCCGGGCCGTGGGCGCCGTTTTGGATTGGCGATTTTTTGCTCATGAGTGCGATAAGCAGGCCGCCGAGAGCAATAAATCCAGCGATGATCGTATAGTTCTGACGCTCGGACATGAGCCCTATATTGTTCACCCGTCCAAAACCCGATACCACGGACACATCCATGTTCATGGCTAGAATGATGCCTACGACTCCGCAAGCCAGTATTAAAAGTCCACATCCTCGCACTGCTCATCCCTCCGTAATTGAAAGCTGATATTACCTTTATTGCACTTGGCAACCAGCTCACGCTCCATCGTTCTGCGTCATATTTTAGATGGGCGGCGCCCCGAAAATCAGACCGCCTGACCGTTCCACACGTAAAGCACTCGGGCCAGAATGTGAGTGTCGTCGACCCAAATGTCCTCTGGGTCATGATGTTTGTTGTCTGAAATCATCTTGAAGCGATCCTTGCCTTTCTTCTGTAGACGTTTCACGTACAACATTTCGTCGTATGAGAACAGATAGATCCCGTCACCTGTAAATTCCCGAACCGTGACATCGACCAGCAGAGGGTCGCGATCTTTGATAGTGGGCGCCATCGATTGGCCCCAGCCAGTTATCATTTTGAGGTGGAAGTGCTCTTTGAACGTGACGCCCATCTCGCGAAGATGCTTGGGGCTTACCCTGATGTCTTGAAGCATTTCAGGGTATTCGTTCGGTATTTGCCCCCCGCCCATGGCTGCTCGGACATCGTAGTGGGCAATCCACACCTCATCACCAACCACGCCTGGCCGGGAATACTCCGCTCCCTTTACGTTTGCTCCGGCGACGCTGGCAGCTACCTCCTCAACCGCGTCAGCAATCTTTTGGCGCGCGTCAGCGGGCAGATTTTTTCCGTGCTTGGCAATCATCTGCTGGACGATATCGACGGATGACTGGGAGGCGGCAGGCTTCCCTGCGCTGGTCAGCGACGCAATTTCTTTTGCCAACCGCGGGCTGAAACTTTCTACGGGCTCTTGAAGCATCCGCGAAAGCACTGCTGCGAATCTCGTATTCAGGGGATTGATGCCCTTGAAATACAGGTTCACGGCAGCCGGAGTCATGCCGGCCTCGTCAGCGATTTTTTTCTGACTCAGCTTCAGCTCGTTTTTTTTCGAGAGGAACAAGTCGTGTGCGTCTGCGCACTCGGCGAGCAGCTCGGGCGGGAGGATGCGTTTCTTCGTCATCGCGCGAATGTATACCAACGGTTAAAAATAAGAAGAAACCATCGGTATTGATTAAAAATTAACAGATGGTTAACATCAGCCTCATCTATAACAGAGGCGCGACCCATGATTGAGACTTCCCTCGACAAGTTCGTGGCTGACAAAGGGCAGTCCGAAGCCGCCAGGCTTCTTCGGGTTACTGCCCCGGCCATTCACAAAGCTTTGACTGCGAAGCGCGATATCCGCGTTCTTGAGATGCCTGACGGCAGCTTTCGAGCTCAGGAACAGCGGCCATTTCCCTCTCATACGTCAGCTGCACATGCCAGCGGCGTGACGTGAATTATCCGCTCAGGCGGGAAGGGCAGGTAGTACAGCGGATGGGCTGTTGATTCATCCAGTATCAAATTTCAGGCAAAAAAAAGCCGGTGGCTAGACCGGCTTCTTCACAACATAACGAGGTCAATTATGCCCACCAATTCAGCGACGAGCAATACCTGCGAAGGGTTGTCAGCTTCGTCGTTAACGCGAAATCTGACGCGTCATTTCTCAACCCCCACGCATGGAGGGCTGTGATATGGCCCGCGCACGCAACATCAAACCAGCGCTGTTCAAGAACGAAGTGCTTGGCGTGGCTGATCCCATGCTGACCTTGCTGTTCGAAGGTCTGTGGCTGCTCGCTGATAAAGCTGGCCGCCTTGAGGATCGTCCTCTTCGGATCAAAGGCGAGCTCTTTCCGTACCGTGACGGCCTTGATGTCGATGGCATGCTGGCCTGGCTGGCGGCCGAGGGCTTTATTGTCCGCTATACGGTATCCGGCAAGCGCTATATCCAAGTCGAGAATTTCGACAAACATCAGAACCCGCATCGTAATGAACCGGAGTCAGTTATCCCTTCTGCATCAGAAGGTTGTATCAGTACCGATTTTGGCGGTACTGCTACTGCCATTATCGGTAGCGCTCCGGCTGATTCTCTGATTCCTGATTCTCTGATTCCTGATCCCCTCAACATACCGACGCCTTCGGCATCGTCGCCGACGACGGGCGATCTGTTCCCAAAGTTCTGGAAGCTTTACCCGAACAAGAAGGGGAAGGCGGCAGCCGAGAAGGTTTGGCGGAAACTCAAGGTCAATGACGACCTGTTCACGCTGATCGTTGAGGGTTTGGCCAGACAGTGTGTTTCCCCGGCGTGGACCAAGGACGGCGGACAGTTTGTTCCGCACCCAGCCACTTGGCTCAACGGCAAGCGCTGGGAGGATGAGGTGCAGCCTGCAACCAACGTGCATCAGTTCCCCAACTCCCGGCACCACGGTTTTGCTGATCGCGATTACACCGCAGGACTGATCACTCGGGAGGATGGCAGCTATGCGATCTGAGAACGTCGTTTCCATGCCCCGCGCCACGCCACCGCCGCAACAGACGACCGGCATCTGCGATGACCATGGGCAATTCCCTCAGACCGTAAACGTTATTTTCGGCAGGGTATTCAAAACCGGCTGCCCGGAATGCATGCGTATCGCGAAGGATGAGGACGCGGAGCGTGCAAGGATCAATGAGCGATACGAGTTATCCCTCAAGTTCGGCGCAGCGCTGATTCCGAAGCGGTTCGCGACGAAGACCCTTACCGGTTACATCGCCGATACCGCCGGCCAGAAAGAGGCGCTACGGGTGTGTCGAAAGTACGTGGACAAGTTTCCGGAGATATCCGAAACGGGTCGTTGCCTGCTGATGCTCGGCAAGCCTGGCACCGGCAAGACCCACCTGGGCACTGCCATTGCCAACGAGCTGATGCGCAAGACTGACGCCACGGCCGTCTACCGAACCCTCGGCACGATCCTGCATGACATCAGGTCGACCTATCGCCAGGGCAGCGAGCGTACCGAAGGGCAGATCATTGCGGCTCTCGTCATGCCGTCCTTACTGGTTCTCGATGAAATCGGCGTGAGCAAAGAGGCACCGAGTGATTTCGAGCTGACCACGTTGTTCGCGATCATCAATGGCCGTTACGAGCAGATGCGCCCGACCGTGATTATTTCCAACCTCGACGGAAAAGCACTGCCGGCGGCGATGGGCGAGCGCTGCGTTGACCGGCTGCGTGAAGGCGGGGTGATTGTGCTCCCGTTTGAGTGGGAATCGCATCGCGGCAAGGAGGATTTCTGACATGGGCATGCAACTTGATTTTGCACAAGAAAACCTGATGTTCGAGAGGGCTGCTGCCGCCATGAGTATGCGGCTAGACAAGCTCCCAGGCGGGTTTTATGCCGATCAAGGTACCCAGCACGCCTGGGCTCTCTGGATTCATCGCGCTGCATTAACCATCGAAATTCTCACCATGCAACTCGAGGGCTCGCAATGAGCAAACTCACCAAGGCAGCGCGCGATCGCGAATGCCAGATCCGTTACCCAGGCTGCTCGAGCGAATCCTCGACCACGGTGCTGGCCCATTACCGGCTGGCTGGCACTTGCGGCATGGGCTTCAAGCCAAACGACCTGCAGGCCGCTTGGGCGTGTGCGTACTGCCACGACATCGCCGATGGCCGCCTGCGAGCTCCGGCGGTGCTGAGCCGTGACGAGGTCCGCCTGTTCCACGCCGAGGGGGTCATGCGTACCCAGGACGCGCTGATTCGTGAAGGGAAGGTGTCGCCATGAAGCCCGCCGAAATGACGTTGTTCAAACCCAAGCGCACCCGCGCCAAGTCGGTCGACCGGGAGGGCTTGGAGCAGGCCGCGCTGCTGCGCGAGCTCAAGCTGCGTATGCCCTTGGTGGCGGCGCTGATCTATCACGTTCCCAACGGTGGCCACCGGCACAAGCTGGTTGCGATCAAGCTGAAAGAGCAGGGTGTGCGCGCCGGTGTTCCCGATCTGGTGCTGCCGATGGCACGCGGCGGGTACTTCGGCCTGTACATCGAATTCAAGGCCACTCCGCCGCACGATGCCGCTGTCTCGGGCAGCCAGTACGAGTGGATACGCCAACTCGGCGAGCAAGGCTATCTGGCGATCATCTGCCGCGGTCACTTCGACGCGATGGAGCAGATCCGCGCATACCTCCGACTTCCTCAGACCACGGTAGCCGCATGAGCCAGACCCTGCTTACTTCGTTCTCAGATGCGGAAATCCGCCGGCAGGCAGCGAATTCAGACGTGCGCGACCTGCGCGATGCTCGTTACCCGGGCGTGTATTTTCGCTTTCACCAGAATCGCGAGCGCGGCACCTGGCACCTGGTGGTGGGCAAGAAGTGGGAGAAGATCGCCGGTTTCCCAGAGCTGCCGGTGAAAGGGCTGATCAACGCTCTGCCGAAGATACGGGAGCGCCTTGCGACTGACCCGAAGGCTTCCGCCGCCGCCGGCACGCTGCAGACCGTTGGCCAGTTACTGGAGTGGTTTATGGTCCGCCAGTCCACCGAGCGCAGTCTTTCGGCAAAGCGCCGCGCCACCAACACATCGATCATCACCTGCCACCTCAAGCCGCGTCTGTCCGAACTGCTCATTGCCGACGTGGACCGGTCCACCTTGGACAAGCTGGTCATGTGGCCCATGCAGGCCGAAATGTCGCTCTCCTACGTCCGGTTGATGTGGGGCGTGCTGGTAGTCGCGTTCCGACAGGCCGAAAAGCTGCGTCTGATCGCCCAGAACCCAGTCGCCGGTTTCAAGTTCACCGACTTCACCAAGGCCCGCATCCTGCCGAAACCATCGCGGCTGCGTGCCGTTCAGCTGGAAGAGGTGCTTTGTGACCTTGCTGCAGGGTTCGACCAGCACCCGCAGGACTGCATGCTGGCGCTGATGATGCTGTGCCACGGCACGCGTGCTGGCGAGACAAGGCAGGCCCGCTGGTCGCATCTGACGCTGGGTGAGCAGGGCGAGTGGTTCATTCCTGCCGAGAACACCAAAACGCGCTGTGAGCATCGACTACCGCTGACCCATCAAGCCTGCGCGCTGCTGGAGAGGTATCGGGACTGGCAGTCGTCGAAGGGCTACAAGGGTGCCTACATGTTCCCGGCTCGCAACCGTGGGCCGATCAGCGACAGCCAGGCATGTGCCGTATTCGCGCGCCTGGGCAAGGGTGAGTGGACGAGCCACGACCTGCGCAAAGTGGCCCGGACCGGCTGGACTGATCTGGGCGTCGACTTTCTGATCGGCGAGATGCTGGTGAACCACACACTGACCCGCAACGTGCAGACCTATATCCACACCTCGGCTGAGCTGCTCAAGCGTGACGCGCTGAACAAGTGGCACGAATGGTTAGACGGGAAAGGCTTTAGCCGCATTCACCGCTCGACCCTCACTAGAAACGAAAATTCGCAGAATGCCGTCGAGGCCAATACTGGCGCGGCTTCCAGCGCGATCACGAATCCATAAAAGGCGAGGTTTAAAAATGATGATTTCGCACGACAGCGCCTTGGCTTTTGCCTATGCGCTTCAGAAAACCGATGCAGGAATGCCGTCGCCGTCGGCCTTCCGTCGCGAGTTCGACCGCTCAAAAGTCTTCATGGTGATGAGGCAAAACTTCGACGACTTCACGCGGCTGACGGTCGTAATGGATGGCGGTCACCGTTTCGATATCGACAGCGACAACGTCACGTTCAATATCGACCTCGCTGCTGACTGGCTGGTTGGTGAAGGATGAAGAAGAGTCACGGCCCTGCGTTCCGAGCCGCTCAACTTGACCTGGCCCAGTGCCCGGCCTGCCGAGGCCGCGCTGTGATCAAGGGTGTTTTTCACGAAATGGCCTGCGAGCAGTGCAACGCCTCGGGCTGGGTCGCCGCCGATACAGGGGATGCGCTGCCGCTGGACGTGCTGGTCACGCAGCTGAGCATGCGCCTGCAGGCTGCTGACCGGCAGATCGAACAATTGAAGCGGCCGGCCCAGATGACTGGGCCTGCCGCCATTTACCAACAGAACAACCGGCGCGGTGCCGGTGGATCGAATTACACAGGGGACTGATCAATGGGCATCTATAAAGACGTGATGGGAACCCTGGTACGAGTACTGGCTTCCGACAACATCGACAACAGTACGAAACAGTCCTGGCAGAACCTTATCGACGCCGATCTGCGCCTGGGCGGCAATGGCAGTTCTATCTCGGTGCGGGACAAGTTCGATTACGACTGCTGCCTGTATGCGCTGCTGCATCGCGAGTTGGAGTCCGGACAGTGGGACGTGCTGGTCGCGAAGTACTCCACGCACAAGGCGAATAAGGTCGCGGCGATTGGTCGCCTGGTCAGTCGCACCACGTCGCCAGCGCCGCAGCTGTTCATCTATAAGGCGCTTACGGCATGGGCCATACCCAAACTGCGCGGTATCCAGACCGGCAAACGCTCAACCGATATGATCGTTCTGCCAGCTCAGTTCTACGACATGAACACCTGGGACACCGAGGGCAAGCCTGAGTCAACCCGCCGTCGTTGGAGGACAGGCATTGCCAAGCGTTTGGAGTTGCTGGAAGAGGCAGCAGTGATTCGTGCAACCGAGATTTTCGACCGGGAACAGATATTTATAGATGCCGCTTGACGTAGTGGCGGAATGGTCATAAATTAACTCCATCCTGCCACTTTCATGAGTGCTAGGAACGATGTGAAGCCCGGTCAAGCGACTGGGCTTTTTAGTTTTCGAGGTTCCTATGCAAAATAAATCAAAACTAGAAATAGCGGGCACCTTGATAGCTGCGGTTGCTCTAGTTGGGCCTATTTGTTATTTGTGCCTTGCGCTTTTTGAACTGGGTCGTCTTGATTATTTCGATGCACCTAGAGATTTCATAAGCTTTGGGTCATTTGGCATTTATCAAATGCTTTCAAAATTGTTTCCGGTCGCCGTGATGATGCTGCCAACTATTGGTATGTTTGTAATTGCCTTTACTGTTAAAGGCAAGATGCGGTTCGTTCGAATATCTGCCGGGCTGGGAATGACGCTCTGCATGCTCTCTATCTATTCTGCGTCTGACGCCTGGAAATGGGGGTTTGGTGCGGCAATGTTCTTATGCATCATTCCCGGATTGTTGATCAATTACAGCGCTCCTGACGTTGGTAATTTGGAAGATGAGATTGAGCCTGAACCCGAGAATCCTGTGTTTTCTTCGGCTAGGCGGCTTCGCAGTTCATTCTTTTGTGCGATTCCGTTATGCGTGTTCGCATGGATCTTCGCCGCTGCCGGTGCTAGAGATGCAGAGTCTCAGAAGGAATTTTGGGAGTCTAAGGAAGGGGTGATAATTGGTTTCTATGGCGAGAATGTCCTTCTGATGCCAAGGCATGGAGCAACGTTTGGCAGCGATTTCAAGGTGATTAAGCTAGAGAACGCCGGCGAGCTTGTATTGAAAACGCTCGGGCCTGACATTAAGAAAAAATTAGTTACAGGCTCAAGGTAGTAACTGCGATGCTATGGCATAGTTTTTCGAATAGTTAAAAGAATTTCAGCGCGGCAAATTAGTTAGACCTTCTTACTACACTATAAAGGCACGCCACATTGGCGGGCCTTTTTTCGTTTATAGACCCCGAAAGGGCAAGACCGGATGCGCACTATGCCCGACAAGCCAGACACCTGGGCCAAGCTCTGGATGGCCTTATCGAATCCACTATGGCAGGGCGCGATCATGGCCATCATCGTCTCTCTACTGCGAGTCCTCTACGACGCGAAAGAAACCAGTAAGCGCCGGATTTTCTTTGAAGCCTTGATCTGCGGTGCGTTGAGCCTGGTGGCATCAAGCCTGATTGAATGGATGGCTTGGCCGCCCAGCCTGTCAGTCGCTGCCGGTGGCACCATCGGCTTTCTCGGCGTAACAGCCATTCGCGAGCTGGTGACCCGATTCATTGGCCGCAAGGTGGATTCCGTATGAAGGCTATCGCCGCTGCAATCATCATCAGTTTGGTGGGCCTGCTGCTGGTGGGTATCCAGCAGTACCGCGTCATCGCTTTGGAAGGGCAGGTGACGCTGCAAACGAAGACCGCCAAGGATGCGACGGACGCCAATACCGAAAGCCAGAAGACAATCACCACGCTCCAGGCCGAGGCTAAGCGTAATGCCAACTACACGGCCGATCTGCAGCAGCGCCTAAAGGCCAGCGAAGACAAGGCCCGACAAGCGAGGAAAGACTTTGAAGACCTCAAGCGTAAGAGCCCGGCTGTTCGTAAGTGGGCTGATCAGCCTTTGCCTGACGGCCTGCGCGGCAAGCCCGCGACCAGTGATGGTAAAGACATCAGCGGTAAGCCTGGAAGCCCCGGTAATGGTGCCGTGCGAACGGGTCAGCGATAGCGACGAAGACCTGGCACTGAACGGTGACCTATGGGCCTTGAAGGACCGAGCCGTCAATCTGCTGGACACATGCGCCGATCAGGTTGACGCGCAGATCAAGCGCAGCCAGAGCAAGTAGCCCATGGCACGACTCAAGACGCTAGGCAACCGCGTAGCTACGCAAGGCGATCGGGTAAGCACTGCGCCGCCAGCTACATGGCGAGCGGGTAAGACCACTGCGAACCAGCGAGGTTACAACTACGCATGGCAGAAAGCGCGCTTGGTCCATCTGGGCGCCAACCCGCTGTGCGTCTACTGCGACCGGGCTGGGCTAGTCGTAGCTGCGTCGGTAGTCGACCACATCATCGCCCACAACGGTGATCAAACCCTGTTCTGGGCACGATCCAACTGGCAATCCCTCTGCAAGACCTGCCACGACAGCGTGAAACAGCGCGAAGAAGCGAAAACTCGGTCGTTTTGACCGGATTTGGCGTGATTTGCACGGTTTTGGTGCGAAATCAGGCGTTTTGGAGGGGGGGGTCAAAAATATGGGTTTTTTCGATCACTAGACCGCCCTCGACCGCACGTACAGATTTTTTCCCGCTCAGGATTTTTTGTTAATGGCCCTCACCCCTAAAAAACGCGCATTTGTCGATGCGGTCAGGGGAGGTGCGTCCAATAAAGATGCAGCCGTAGCCGCAGGGTACGCGGCTTCCAGCGCTGCGCAGGCGGGTGCGAGGCTGGCGAAAGACCCGTTCGTGATGGAGGCTTTAACAGGCTCGGCAGTTAACAAAAAAGTTAACAAATTTGTTAAAGGCAGCTCCCCAGCAGCGGCGTCACCCGCGGCACCTGTCGGCGAGCATGGCCAGGCTGAAGAACAGCCCGACGTGGCTTTCGATCTATCGAAGGCTTTGCGCTTTTCAGACCCGAAAGACTTCCTGCTGGCAACGATGAATGACTTTGCGGCGGAGGCAAAGCTGCGGGTAGACGCAGCGAAGGCGCTGATGCCGTTCATTCATCCGCGCAAAGGGGAGAGCGGTAAAAAGGAGACGGCCAAAGACAAAGCCGCAGGCGCCGCCCAAGGCAAGTTCGGTGTACGTAAAGGCCCGCTGTCGGTGGTGAAATAATGGAGTGGTCGACGTCCTGCACAGACTGGGAGCAGCGCATCGTCGCTCGCCAAAGCCTGATTCCGTTCGAACCTCTGTTCCCGGATCAAGCAGCTGAGGCTCTGAATGTCTTCGGCGACCTGCGCATGGTGGATGCTACCGGCAGCCCTTTGATGTGCGAGACAGTCCGGCCTTGGGTGAATGAATTCGTCGCCGCGATATTCGGCGCATACGACCCGTACAGCGGTCGTCGGATGATCAGCGAATTCATGCTGCTGATCAGCAAGAAGAACGGCAAATCGACCATCGCCGCCGGCATTATGCTGACTGCTCTGGTACTGAACTGGCGCACCTCTGGCGAGTTCATCATCCTGGCGCCGACCAAGGAGATTGCCGACAACTCCTACATCCCTATACGGGACATGGTGAAGGCCGACGAAGAGCTATCGGCCTTGCTCAAAGTGCAGGATCACTTGCGCACCGTTACGCACATGCAGACCGGCGCGACCCTCAAGGTGGTGGCAGCCGACAGCGAGACGGTATCGGGTAAGAAAGCCATTGGCGTATTCATCGACGAACTGTGGGTGTTCGGCAAGCGAGCCAATGCCGAGGCGATGCTGCGCGAGGCTACTGGTGGACTGGCCTCAAGGCCCGAGGGTTTCATTATTTGGGCGACGACCCAGTCCGACGCACCGCCAGCCGGTGTATTCCGGCAGAAGCTGTTGTACGCACGCCAGGTGCGCGACGGCCTCATAGTCGACAAGTCGTTCTTGCCGGTGCTTTACGAGTTCCCGAAACACATGATCGACGCGGGCGACCACCGCGACGTTAAACACGCGTACATCACCAACCCGAATCTGGGGCTGTCGGTAGACGAGCCGTTCATTGAACGCGGCTTCACCCAGGCGCAGATCGACGGCGAAGAGTCGTTCCGTGGTTTTCTCGCCAAACACTTGAACGTCGAGATCGGTTTGGCGCTGCGCTCTGATCGATGGGCCGGTGCTGAGTTTTGGGAAGTGCAGGCCAAGCTCCCCGGCCTGACGCTGGACGATCTGATCGAGCGCTGCGAAGTGATCGATATCGGCATCGACGGCGGCGGTCTGGACGACCTGCTTGGGTTTGCGGCAATTGGGCGTGACAAGCACACGCGCCAGTGGCTTTTGTGGACGCATGCCTGGGCTCACCCGTCGGTGCTTGAGCGCCGTAAGGGCGAGGCGCCACGGCTTCATGACTTCGCCAAAGAGTGCCATCTAACCATGGTTCAAGTCATTGGCGATGACCTCGAGGAAGTCGCGGACCTGGCTGCCCGCGTCGAGAAGGCCGGGTTGCTGGATCAGGTCGGCGTTGACCCGGCTGGCATTGGTGGTGTGCTTGATGCGCTGGTCGCCGCTGGCGTACCGCAGGACAAGATCATCGGTATCTCTCAGGGCTGGAAGCTGGGCGGCGCGATCAAGACTACCGAGCGCAAGCTGGCTGAGGGCGGGCTGATCCACGGCGGCCAACCCATGATGGCCTGGTGCTGCGGTAATGCCAGGGTCGAGCCGCGTGGCAACTCGATCCTCATCACCAAGCAGGCTTCGGGCTCGGCCAAGATTGACCCGCTGATGGCCACCTTCAACGCGGTATCCCTTATGTCACTCAACCCTGAAAGCAAAGGCGGGATGGATGACTACTTGAATAATGGTTTCTTCGGACTTGTAGGCTGACTATGTCATTTCGTTGGTACAACCCACTGACGTGGCGTTTCTTTGGCTACACCGATCCGTTGACCGGTGACTACGTCGAAGTCGATCTTGAGATAGGTGGCAAGCGCACCAAGGCTGGCGTGCGTATCACGTCAAAAAATGCGCTGAGCATCGGCATTGTCTGGTCTTGCGTGAAGATTCTGTGCGAATCGGTGTCCGGGCTGCCGCTCAAACTGTATGACGACCAGGACGGCAAGCGTGTGTTGGTCCCGTACAAGGACCGGGCAGCAAGGGTGCTGCGCAAGCCCAATCCCTATATGACTCGGCTGAATTTCCTGAAAGCGGCCGTCGTGAACATGGCGTTGCGAGGGAACAGCTACAACCTTATCGAGCGCGCGGCGAACGGCGATCCGATAGCGTTTCTGCCAGTTCCGTTTGACTCGGTTGAGGTCAATACAGACGGCGACCTGATTTATTTCGTGACCCTGGCTGGCGAGCGGTTTCCGGTTTCTCCCGAGAACATGCTGCATTTCAAGTTGTTCAGCATCGACGGCATCGTTGGGCTTTCCCCTATCGAGTACCAAGCCGAAACGATGGGGTTGGCCAAGGCCGCGCAGGACTGGTCGGCGCACTTCATGCGCAAGGGCGGATTCACTGGCGGCTATGTGATCTACGAGCAGTTCCTGACCAAGGAACAGCAGGCGCAGGTCATGGAGAAATTCCCAGACGTGCGCAAAGGTGACGCCGCTGACATCGGCAAGATGGCGATTTTGCAGGGCAACCCCAAGATCATACCGGCGGGCCTCAGTCAGAAGGACAGCCAGTTCATTGAGTCTCAGCAGTTTCAGGAAGAGGCGCTTGCAGGTGTGTGGGGCGTTCCGCTCTATCTGGCTAACCGGGCCGGTAAAACCTCAATCATGGGTTCGAATCTGGAGCAGCAAACCAGCGGTTTCGTAACCTTCGGCCTCAAGCCGTACCTCGACGCCATCGAGGACGAGCTCAACGACAAGCTGTTTGCAGGCACGACTCGCTTTGTCGAGTTCATCGTGGAGGGCCTGCTGCGCGCTGACAGCGCTGGTCGATCGGCTTACTACACAGCGGCCCTTGGTGGCTCCGGCGGCTCTGGCTGGATGGCTATCAACGAAGTCCGCGAAAAAGAAAACCTGCCCCCGCTATTGGGCGATCAATACAACCAGGTCACCCGATGGGAGATGCAGACCAATGCTGACAAAAATTGAAGTTCCCTTCGAGGTAAAGGCCGTTGATGACGCCGGTAACTTCGAAGGTTATGCCTCGGTGTTCAACAACGTTGATCTGGGCGATGACGTGATTCTGCCGGGCGCTTTCACCAAGGTGAAGGCAACGCGGGGAGGGCGCTTGAAGCTGGCGCTGTTTCACGACCTGACTCGCCTGGTTGGGTCTGCCGAGTTCACCCAGGACGCCCACGGCCTGTTCCTGAAAGGCAGGATCAACCTTGCCGTCAGCTATGCCCGTGATGCCTACGAGCTGATGAAGGAGGGCACGCTGGACAGCATGTCCATTGGCTTCAACACGCTGCTGTCGAGTTACGAAGAGCGTGCAGGCCGCCAGATTCGCATCATCAAGGAGGCTGAACTGTGGGAAGCCTCAATCGTCCCGTTCGGCATGAACCCCGAGGCGACCATTACCGACG